CTGGCCGAGGTGGTCAACCAGCTGGTCGAGCTGCCGGGTCGCAACCAGCTGATACTCGACACTATCGAAAAATTAAAAAAAGAAAAAAGAAAAATATTAATTCTGTCAGACCGGAGAGGTCACTGCGCATGGCTGAATGAGCACATCGAGGGGTCGGCACTGTATATAGGTGGGATGAAAGAGGCGGAGCTGACAGAGTCGGCCAAGGCACAGGTTATCGTGGCTACATTTACACTGGCACATGAAGGTTTGGATATACCTGCGCTCGACACGGTCCTCCTGAGCACGCCACACTCGGACGTGAAGCAGGCTGTAGGGCGCATCATGCGTGAAACCAAGGGGAAGAAGAACGACCCGGTCATCTATGACATGGTGGACCACTGGTCTGTCATGTGGGCAATGTATAACAAGCGACTGAAGATGTATCACGAGTCGGGGTTTGATGTCGATGGTCGGCCTGCGCCCAAGAAGGAGCTCAGACCGAACAAGTGTATGATTTAGGACCCTTCGGGTCAGCAAAAAAAATAAAAATCAATAGTATAATGTCTCCAACCAACACCGGTTTCCTGAACACCAAGCGTCGCGTTATTTTCCGCTCAGATACCGGTAAGTACTTTGTCCGTACCGCCAAGGGTATGTCGTACAACCCCAAGGCGAAGCTCCACAAGAGCCCAGGTGGCACCGAGCGCGCCACCAAGTATGTCAAGAACCTGCTGGCCATCCCCAGCCCTATCCGCCCCAAGTTCAACCGCAAGGAGCGCAAGAACGTCGGTGGCAAGCGTGCGGCATACGCCCCGCGCCAGGGTGGCATGGTGGTGCGCCTGAAGCGCAACCCGTACCTGGGTCAGATGTTCAGCCCCAAGCCGGCACGTGGCCGCGGCCGCCCTCGCAAGGCGGTCAGCTGGAACCTGCCCAACCCAATGGGCGTTGGTATGCGCAAGAAGCGCAGCAATGCTGGTGCGAAGCGTGGCCCCCGTGTTCGCCGCGTGCTAAAGTTCTAATCAGACATGGAGTCACTGATGCCGAGGAGGACAACACCCATGACAAAAAACATGACAAGATAATTGCATTCGGTCCGATCGGTCTTTATCGGGCTCGAAGGCATCATCATCTGGACTGGAGGACCCAAGTCCATTTCAAAGGGGGCATATGAGAGCCCTTGCATATTATTACATTAGAAAAGTTCTTTCCCTAGCTAGAACGAAACCTCCTTCTTGCCGGTCGCCTTTGGCTTGCGGCCACGCTTCGCCTTTCCTTCGGCCGGCAGAGACACGTCGCGAACCGTCTGGTCGTCGACGCTGACAATGTCTGACACGGACTCGGTATCGTCCCCGCGCTGCTCACGTGGCGCTACTGGGCGATTCTGTGGAGGCGGAGGACCCATCATACCCATCAGAGCTGAGATGTCCATACCGGGCCCCTGCATGTCACGACGCAGGCCTGGCTGTGGCGGACCCTGGTTCTGCTGGTTCTGCGTCCGCTGTACTGCATCCATCATATTCTTGACCAGCTCGGGGTTCTGGTTCACAACTTGGCTCATGCTGGGCATGGCCGCCTTGAACATGCTGTTGGTCAGGTGGAACATCATGGCCGAGCCGCCAACCATCATAATGAGCTTCACCTCTGGTGCCACCTCAATCTTGTTCTTGTACTTGTTGTGCAGGTCCTCGAACACACCGTCATAATCGTCTGAATTCTCCATCATATTCTCGGACCAGCCATCGAGCTGCAGGTCGAACGGGTCGAACTTCTTGTTCAGAAACTCCAGGCCGGTGACGGTCGCGATGAGCATGCGCCGCTGGAACTTGATGGAGCGCTCAACCTCGATGCCGTACATTAGGCGCTTGTACTCTGTGCGAATCTCCTCGATGTCGCTGTAGCTGGTCAGGCGGGCGTTGGTGTTCAGACCCTTCTTTGCCAGGCGGGCAATCTTGTTCAGCAGGTCCGCCTTTTCATCCTCGATGGTCTTGTAGCCCTCGGAGGGCATCTGTGGGCCGCTGCTCTGGTACTGACCCCCCTCCTCAGGGCCCTCCTCGCCCTCCTCTTGACCGTCCCACTCCTCCGCCATAGGGGCAGACTGGGCAGTACGCTTGTCCGGATTCATGAATGCATCCAGGTTGGGGTCCTCCTCCTGTACGACACGTGGGCGGCTGCGCATGAAAGGCAGGGGGCGGCTTGGTTTAGCCTTGGCCTGAATCACCTTATCAGCAGGGCGGATAGAAATCTCATCGAGCAGGGTCTGGTCATCGGCACTAAGGTTGATGGAATGTCCAGCCGAGTCTCCAGTATCAAACGTAATCTCAGTAGCCATCTCTATGACTTTAGGAGAAAGTATTGTCAAAACTTTAACGCAAAAAAAAATTGTACTTTATTATATAATGAAGTACGGCAAAGTTCTGACTCACGCCATTATCATCGGTCTGCTGCTGGCCATCCTGTACCAGCTCGCCCGCCCGGCATCTTACTACGTCCCACACGTTATGGAGCCACAGGACATTTCCATCAAGGGTACCGGTCGCGACCCCCGTCAGCTGGGTGACATCAAGCCCAGCCTGGCGTGTGTGCCAGGCCCACAGAAGGAGGCTGCCTACTACACCATGGGCATGACCCCAGGCGGTCTGTGCGGCGACGAGGATTTCGTGCTTTCCCAGATGCGCGATTACAGCATCGCTAACGGTATCGGTGGCTCCCTGCTCGACCGTACCTAAAAATATATTTTCATTTGAAAGGAGTGAGTCATCATATAAAAAGTTTTTATACTTTTTTTTCCAGATGTGTAAAAATAAAAAAGTTTTGTAACAATTGTTTTGAGTGAGCCATATCTAAAAAAGTTTTTATACTTTTTTTTCCAGATGTGTAAAAATAAATTCTGTAACAATTATTTAAAAAAGTTTTGTAACAACTGTTTACAGATCCAAAAAAATAAATATATAAATTATTTTGAGTGATACGGATCCAAAAAGTTTTATAACAATTGTTTTTATAAAAAAGTTTTTATACTTTTTTTTTCATACGCGTTAAAATAAATTCTGTAACAACTGTTTACAGATCCAAAAAAATAAATATATAAATTGTTTTTTCTGAGGACCATGGTAGCAGTAAGTCTTCACAAATCACAGTTAAACAAAAAAGTTTATATATTTTTAGAAAATGAAGGTCATCTTCGCACTACCGGGCAAGGAGTACAGCCGTGAGTTTCTGATGAGTTGGACGGAGCTGATGATGCAAGCGACGGCAAAGGGACATCAGTGCATGGTGTCCCAGAACTACTCGTCGGTGGTGCACTTTGCGCGTGCCAAGTGTCTCGGTGGTGATGTACTGGCCGGTCCCGAGCAGAAGCCATTCCAGGGCAAGGTGGATTATGATGTCGTCATGTGGATTGACTCTGACATTGTGTTCAAGCCGGACGATTTCATGAAGATTCTGGAGAGCCCGCACGACGTGACGGCCGGTCTGTACATGATGGAGGACATGGAGAATTACGCGGTGGTGAAGGAGTGGGACGAGGAGTTTTTCAAGAAGAATGGCACGTTCGAGTTTGTCAAGGCGACGACCGTGTTCGAGGAGCAGTATCTGCCGGTGTCGTATGCAGGCATGGGGTGGATGCTCGTCCGCCGTGGCGTCATGGAGAAGCTGAAGTATCCTTGGTTCTATGGCCCTCTGCAGACCATCGGTCAGGCACAGGACATGATGTCAGAGGATGTGGCGTTCTGCCGTGCTCTGACTGCCAGCGGGACGCAGGTCTATGTGGATACGAGCATTCGTGTAGGCCACCAGAAGAAAGTCATCCTGTAGAATAAGAGAGGATGAGTTACCTCCGAAATGAGGACTATACCGGCTGGGTCCTGTATGGGTCCAGCATCATATATCCACAGGGCAACGTAGGCATAGGCAAAAACAATCCGGTCTATTCACTCGATGTTGTTGGTGATATAAATTTAACAGGTACATTTCGACAAAACGGAACACCTTTGGTAAGTTCACAATGGACAACTTCAGGTACGGCTATTTATTACACAACAGGCAATGTAGGCATTGGAACGGCGACTAACTTGACCAATGCTTTAAATGTAAATGGAACTGTATCGGCAACTTCGTTTTCAGGTGCAGGGACTGGACTGACCGGTACGGCCTCTAGTTTGACGGCTGGTAGTGCAGCAGCACTGAGTACTAACTTTACGACTAATTACGTTTTGTTCGGACAGGGAACAGGGGTACCTAATTATTCATCACTTTTAACATGGGATGGTTCGACATTGAGAGCTACTGACACGGGTACAAGTGCTGGTATTTACGGCAAGAGATTTTATGCAGCCGCTGTTGGTGATAATACGGATACACCCTCTACGACTGATAATGCGGGTGGACCATGGTATGGTCTCGGATACTCAGTTGACACAGGTCTGACAGCATATGTTCAACTTGCTGGCTACTCGGGCCTGTCTCTAAAGACTGCTACGGGTATAACTGTTATGGATAATTCTGGTCGTATAGGTATTGGAACGGTCAGTCCGGCCACCGCGCTCGACATAAACACTACTACTGGAATAAACGTGTATTCTACGGCGACCACCACCCCCCTTTTCAAGATGGTCACATTTGGTAATAACAATAGTTCGACTTTTTGGTCGGAAGATTGGGATGGAACCGCTGGGGGGGCAAATGGCTCTATGTTCACCATGGATCATTCGACCGGTCAAGGTCTTTATAACTTGTTAGCCGGTGGCTACAATGACGCAAACACTTTCAAGTACGGCTCGACACGTGGTGCGTGTCGAATCAGCATGGGTGACGCGACATTCGGAGTTTTACTATCTTCACTCGGTGCTAGTGGAGGCCAAACAAGAGGTTCT